CTCCAGTCCTCTAGCGGCTTAGAGCCAGAGGGCGTGACTAACGGGATGGGAACGGAGACGACTGACACTCACGTATCGGCCGTCTCTGCTAGAAGGTTGAGGTTCCTTCAGCAAGTTCCACTCAGAGATCCGTTCACCCTTGAGAGAGGGTGGGTTCGGAAATCTGAGGGTATACGCATAATCGACGGGGTCACAAGCCTCATCGACTGCTGGAACGAATACCAATCTCTTCCCGAGGTTACGAAGGTCGAACTTATCGTCATCGAAGACGAGTAAGCCATCGTCAGCATCCCACTGTGAAGTGCAATGCTTGACGGCGTACAACCGCAGTGATGCGGCGTGCGCAGAGTAAAGAGACGAATCCCTGTACTTCAACCCTCCTCTCAACAACGCCTTACGGCATAGTCGATTGGATAAACGATATAACTCAGGGAGAGAGTTAGGTATACGTTTTTGATATACGGGTGTGACGTTCATGCCGTTAAAAGCATGGACACCACATGATTCCCGAAAAGCCCCTCGTGAGAAGGACTTCTGTCTGTTAATTTCAAACCCGAACAGGGTAAGATTGTCGCAGACACTATCAAAAGCCAAAGGATGACAGATGATGTCATCCCCGTATACCAGGAGTGTATCCCCAGGACTGTAGTAACAGAACTCCCCATCACAGGGAATTCCGTGCTGCAGTCCTTCCTCAACGGTTACCACGTGATCACAACGGAGGCAAGCCTCCTTAGCGATCGCATAGAATATGAGTGTTTCAAGCTCAAATGTATAACCGTTTCCCATCGAGCTTAGCATCTCAAACCGACGAATTACTCCGTCGGGATAGGTACCCGCTTCCGAGCGAATATCTATGAGATGCCGAGCCCAATCGGGGGGGAATATGCGCCTAACTAAGTCAATGAAGACCGAGTTAGATGCATTCTTCAGATCGATTGTAGCCAAACCCGCGAGGGCTGAGGCACAATTCTGCTCTTGATCACGGACATCGATCCCCACCTTTAACAGTGAGTTTCGAAAGACGCGACCACAAGCAAACTGGAGCATAAGGTTACCTGTCGGTTCCTTTGCTATTGTTCGATCTGTCGTACACTTCTTAAGCACAGTCCGGATAACAGATCCTGGCACCACTTTAAAATCAGCCTCATCTAAGAGACAGATAGGTCCGTCAGCGTCGATTCCACGGGCACGAAGCCAATGGATATCTTCGCTGAGCAGACGCTTAAAGTGAACCAGGGCCGGACGAGTCACGCTTATACCTCTTTCGAGATACTTGTTCTTACGGGTGGCCTCTCTCAGCGAGAGGGTAGCAGTACCACCCGGCCCGAACCTGTGTCCAGTCTCAACTCTATCAAAAGAGAACGTGCCG